GCTGGTGCTGTTGCTCCTGCAATGGCTATGTCTAAAGGTATTGGCGTACTTCCAAGTGTTGCTAAATTAAACCCTTATGCACAAGCCGCTGGAATTGGTGCGGTGCAAGGTATATTGACCCCTGAAGAAACTGGCAAAAAAGATTTAGATTTATTTAGACAGCAAATGTTTAATGCTGGCACAGGGGCGGCTATTGGTGCTCCTGCTCCATTATTAGGAAAAGTTGTTAATACCGCATACGGTGCTGGTAAAGCCGCTTTAGAACCGTTTAATGAAGCTGGTAGAAACCTTATTCTTGGTCGTGCATTGCGTCAATTTGCTGGTAATGATGCAGAGCAAGCTATTGTTAACATGAGAAATGCACCTGAATTTGTAAAAGGTTCTAAACCTACTGTAGCTGAAGCCGCTGGCATTCCTAGTCTTGCCGCTATGCAAAGAGCCGCATTAAACGCTTCACCTGAAGCTACTAATGCTTTGGCACAACGCCAAGCACAAAATGCTGTAGCCCGTACTACTGCTTTAGAAAACATTGCATCACCTACTAGAGTGGCTAAATATCAAGATTTAAGATCACAATTAGGCGATGAGTTATATAGACCTGCTTTAAATAAAGCAATGGATTTTTCTGCTTTGACCCCTGAAATGCAATTACAAGTTAGTTCTTTAACTAAAACACCTGCTATTAAACGGGCAATGGGTCAAGCCCAAGAAAATGCTTTAAATAAAGGCTATGATCTTGGCAATCCTAACGGTTCATTGCAAGGCTTGCATGAAACCAAAATGGCTTTAGATCAAGAAATTAACGCTGTAAAAGCTAAATTGCTTAGAGATAATGCTGGTGCTACAAGTGCTGAATTAGACGGACTTAAAGCCGCAAAAGATAGATTGCTTGGCTTTATTGAAACTGTTAGCCCTGACTACAAAAAAGCTAGGGAAACATACGCTAGATTGTCTAAACCTGTAGAACAGCTTGAAACTATTTCTAATATTGCTGATAAAGCCACTAGAGATAAAGATTCAACCATCTTGCTTAATCGTTTTTCTAATGAATTGGAAAAAGCTAAAAAAGAAGGTTTATTGACCAAACAGCAATTGACTAGATTAGAAAATATCAAATCTGATATGTTGCGTACCGACTTTGCTAATGAAGCTGGTCGTGGCGTTGGTTCTAATACAATGCAAAACCTTGCCTATAACAATATGTTGCAAGAAGTTAATTTGCCTAATTTGCTTAGAAGGCGTGGCATGGCTGAAACCGCAGGTAATATGGCGGCTAGGGTTAAAGATGTAGCTTATGGAAGCATGAACAAACGCTTAACTAATGAAATGGCTGAAGCTATGCTTGATCCTAGAAAAGCGGCCGCTTTAATGAAGTTGGCTGGAAAACGACCATTAGAAGCACAAGTACCAACCGAACAATCAAATCTAGCTAAATTATTATTTACGCAAGGTGGTGTTAATGCAGTAAACGCTATAAGAGGACAATCAAATGAGTAGAAACGGATCGGGAGTTTACTCCCTACCTGCTGGTAATCCAGTAGTTACCAACACCACAATTAGTTCTACATGGGCTAATACAACGCTTACTGATCTTGCTAACGCAATGACGGGTTCTGTAGCTTCTGATGGTCAAACACCATTGACAGGGCCATTAAACATGAATAGCAATAAGATTACAGGTCTTACTGCTGGAACTACTGCTGGTGATGCTGTTGAATTTACCCAATTAGCTAGTTATTTATCAAACCCAGTAACAATTACTGGTGGCACTATAAACAATACTGTAATTGGTGGAACAACCCCTGCCGCAATAACAGGAACAACAATTACAGGAACAACAATAACAGGAACAACATTTAATACAACCAATTTTCGCATTTCCGAAAGCAGTGGAAAATTATTGTTTAAATATGGAACAACTACCTTAGCATCATTGGATAGTTCAGGAAACCTTATAATTATCGGCAATGTTACAGCAGTAAACAACATTGCTACTGCAAGCCCAACACCTTAATAGGAGTAAACATGACAATTACAACTTCGGGTACATCAATTACATTTAATGATGCCACCGTTCAAACAACTGCATTTACAGGCGGTGTTACCAATGGAATTTTAGGTCAAGTATTTACATCTAATGGAACATTTACTATTCCAACTGGAATTACTGCTCTTAAAATAACTGTTGTTGGTGGTGGCGGTGGTGGACAGGCTGGTGGAAACTTTAATGGACAAGGTGGTGGCGGTGGTGGAACAGCTATTTCTTATTTAACTGGTTTGACTGCTAGTAATACTTTATCAGTAACTATTGGCGGTGCTGGTGCGGCTGGTAATACTGGTACTGGTGGAACTGCTGGAAATTCAACAGTTGCTTCAGGAAATCAAGCAATTACAACAATTACTGGTGGCGGCGGTAGTGGTGGTAGTGGTGGCACAAATGGTGGAATTGGCTCAAGTGGATCAATAAATATTCGTGGTGCTTCGGGTGTTTATAGTAATGGCGGTAGTTCTACATTAGGTGGCGGTGGCTTTTATACTGGCGGTGCATATGGTGGTGGTGGCGGTGGTGGAATTGGAGACGGTACCGTGGGCAACGCTGGTTTTGCTGGTGTAGTAATGTTTGAATGGTAATAAGGAAAATAAAATGACAATTCAAAACTATTTAATGGTTAATGAATCTACAAACGTTGTAGATAATATTTGCGTTTGGGATGGTGATACAAATACATGGACACCACCATCAAATACTTTAATGTTAATTCAAGAAACTACGCCAGCAATGGTATGGGAATTAAGCACAGATAAAACTAATTATGTTTTGGTAGAAGTTTTAGGTGCTGGTGAAATTGGTTTTACTTGGAATGGTACAGTTTTAACAACTAATCAACCACAACCTAGCCCAATATCACAACCAAGCACAACTGGAACAACAACTGCATGATAAATATAGTTGAAAATTTTTTGGATGTTAAATATCAAGATTTTTTAGAAAGTTTAATTGTTGAACAAAATTTGCCTTTATATTACAACCCAAACACAATTTATTTAGGAAAAAATCATTTATTAGAAAATGAAGAATCTAAACTTGCATATTTAATTGATAGTAATACAAAAGATACTTCACAATTTACTCATAATTTTATTCAAAATGAAAATATAATTTCAGATCATTGGATTCAATTTTTGCCAATTACTTATTTTTTTATGGCTAAATGTGGCATTGGTGCAAATATGATTTTAAAAAGAGCAAAATTAAATTTTCAATTAAAAGATAATTCTCTTACAGAAAATCAATACAATGTTCCTCATATAGACCAATTTGAAAAAGGTATTACTGGAATTTATTATGTAAATGATTGTGATGGTTCTACTGTATTTTTTGATAAATCAGATAAACCAAAAATAATTCAAGAAATTCAAGCAAAAAAAGGAACTTTTATTTATTTTGATTCTAATATTTATCATGCTGGAAAGCCAGCCAAACAATCAGAATATAAAAGTGTTATAAATTTTAACTGGAAATTATGACAATACAAGTTAACCCCAAGCATAGCTTTACCTATGCTGGAATTGGATGATTATGTCTTTTGAAATTGATCCTGTAAAATACGGAGTGCTTTGGGAAAAAGTTGATAATTTAACTGCCAAAGTAGATAAGTTAGAAGAAGGCATGGAAGAATTGCTTGCTTTAGCCAATAAAGGCAGGGGCGGTTTTTGGGTTGGAATGATGGTGGTATCAGGCATCAGTTCTATTGTTGGTTTTATAGCACACTACTTTTCAAGTAAATGATGTGTCAGACCCATTCGGAATATCAGAAGGCGTTAAAGGGCTTTCTAGTAGCCTAGATTCAAGCAGGGAAGCCGCTAAAGGCTTGTCTAAAAGTATTGAGGGCGTACAGCAAGACGCTACAGATGTAGCCCAGCAAAAAGCCCAAGAAAGACGCAGGGCGTTACGGGAAGCAGAATTTAAGAAGCAAACAGCGTTGATTAAAGCGTTGGAAGATTGGCAAAAAAAGAAACAAATTAGCGATGAAGAAGCCAAACTAAAAATTGATTTTGTTAAGCGTTATGGTGCTAAGGAATGGGATGCTGTGCTTAGAATTAAGCTAGATATTGAAAACATGGAACGCAAGGCCAATGAGGAATTTCAGCATGACCTTAAAGAAGTGCGTAGGGTGCAGTTTTATTGTTTTGCTTTAGCGGCTTTAATAGCTTGGTACTTTACTTGGGGTATTAAAGAATGATTGCTTATTTATCTTTTTGTTATGTTTATGGGGGAAGTTTGCTATGTTTGGCGTAGACGATATTATTAGCGTAGGAATGAAAATTCTTGATAAAGTCATTCCCGACCCAGCACAAAAAGCACAAGCCCAAGAAAAATTGTTAGAACTCCAGCAACAAGGCAGACTAGCAGAATTACAAGCGGATACGGCAGAAGCTCAAGAATTGACCAAGCGTCAAGAAGCGGATATGGCATCTGATTCATGGCTTTCTAAAAATATTAGACCAATGACTTTAATTGCTATTTTAGCTGGGTACTTCATATTTGCAGGATTATCTGCCGCCAAGATTGATGTAAATTCCGAGTATGTCCAATTACTAGGACAATGGGGTATGCTTATTATGTCGTTTTATTTTGGTGGTCGTACCCTTGAAAAAATCATGGACATGAAAAAAAATGATAAACAGCCGATCTCTTGATGATTTAATTACCCCAGCCAAAGAGCGTGTAGAGCGTTTTATAGCGTTGTGCAAGGATAACGGCATAGACCTGTTGGTAACTTCTACATACCGTGATAATGAATCACAACAGGCTTTATATGAACAAGGTAGGACTACGGCAGGAAAGGTGGTTACTAATGCTAAAGCAGGTGATTCTTGGCATAACTGGCGTTGTGCTGTTGATGTCGTACCTATGGTCAATGGAAAGCCTGATTGGGATGGTTCTCACCCTGTATGGGCTAAAGTCGGGAAATTAGGAAAGCAAGCTGGTTTGGAATGGGCTGGAGAATGGCGTACATTCAAAGAATTAGCCCATTTTCAGTACACAGGTGGGCTTACCCTTACCGACCTTAAAAACGGCCAGCAAATCGCTTAAAACTGGCTTATAGGGTTAAGTCTTTTGCGGTCATACCTGTAGGATGGATGATTGCCGCCCTGTAGCGTTGCAAACTGGAATAATTCATCCTTATCCACCCAACCAATAATATCGCCCCCAGCATCGTCTAAAACGGTCAGAATATAGAAATCACAAGGACTTTTGCGGTGGTATTCGGTTACATAGACATCACCCTGATTATTACGGGTAGATTTAACATCAATCGTCTTGCCACCAGCTGTCTTTAAATCGGCAGGGTTTTTCTTTTGATTAATGGAAAAGTCGGGCATTAAGTTTAAATACTTGGCCACAATGTATTCGCCCTTAAACCCGTCTATATCCATTTCGTAGGGGTCTTGCTTGCTTACTTGACGGTCATGATTAAACTGCATGGCATTTTTCCTACGCATAGTACCGAAATACTCGCATAGGAATAATTCATGCTTTGACAAGTCAACTCTCAAATTGCGTTACCGTGCATTAAGTAATTAGTGCCAAATACAATGATGCAAATAAAAATGGCCATTAATCCGCCTAAAATAAATTCTTTCATGTTTATCTCCTAATGAAAAATACGGTAACGTGGGTTGCAAGTAACTTCTACTGGAACATCTGTGGTAACACCGTTAATCTTACGCTTGGCGGTAATCACTACAGGGCGTGTACCAGCATCTTCACACTCATTGATGCCTAGTATTACTTGGGCACGGGTCATGTGATAAGCCGTTTTATCGGTTTCTAAACTGACATTGGGTGGCTCAAAAGAACTGCAACCAATCAAGGTTAATGGTGCTAATAGGTATAAATATTTCATGCTAATTCCTTTGTTTTGTTTTCGATTTGTTCCCAAAGGTCTAGTTCATAAACCATTTCGGTAATGTCGTTGTCACCAATGTAGGCGTAAGAGATTTCGTTGTTGTAACCACGCAATTCAATCTGAGTGTTGCCGTAAGTTACTGAATCTATGTAATGACCGTCTTTCATTTTCTATCTCACTTTTTAAAAAGTATGCCCCCGTAGGGGCGGTTAATTATTGTTTATGTTTGGCAATAAAATCTAAACACTCTTTGCAATCACATTCAACAACATCTTCTTTAGCTGATTTGCGTATTTCTGCAATAGTGTCAAATCCACGAACATGGACTATTTCGTCTGAAAATCTAAAGCCATGTGGTAGCCACAATAAATAATCACCTGCTTGGCCATCTACATCACGCTTGATGTCTAATTTATATTTCATTTGCTTCTCCTTTTCTATCTCACTCCCCAATGGAGTAATACCAGTATATTAAGTTAGCTTAACTTTGTCAATACTTTTTTATAGGGACTTACCCTTAGTTTTGCAAAAATACAACAGGGCAGTATTTGGCAGTTGC